ATAATAAATATATTAAAAAAATATATATTAAATAATATTATTAATAAAAGTATAGAACTTATAGAGAGTACAGAAACATATGATTTAGAATCTCTTGATTTATTACTTCAGGAGTACAAGACTAAAATACTTCTTCTGACAAAAAATGAGAATAATATAGTTTCAGACAATATTGAGGATATACTTCAGGTTGAGGCAGATGATTCTGGCTATGACTGGTTTTGCGATGAGTTAACAGATGCACTCGGGAAATGTAAAGGTGGTGACTTGGGACTAATAGTGGCAAATCCAGATACAGGAAAGACTGCTTTTGTTCTCACAATTGCAACAGCCCTGCTTAATCAAGGTGCTAAAGTTCTGCACATAAATAACGAAGAAAGAGGAACGAAGGTAAAACTTAGAGCAGTAGAAAATTTGTGCAATATGAATAAATTAGAAATTCTGAACAATAAAGAGTTTGTTCAAAAGCAGATAGATATTTTTATGAAAGATAAATACTTTCTCTATGATTTAGTTTCTGTTTCCTTGCGGGATATTAAAACTTTAATAGACAAACATAATCCAGATGTAGTTATTATAGACCAGTCCAGCAAAATAAAAGTTAGCAAGCAAGACAGAACAGACCTTGCGCTTACAGAAATCTATAAAGGCTTAAGAGAGTTAGCAAAAACATATAACATACACATCATTGGTGTGTCCCAAGCCGATAGCGCTGCATACGACAAAGAATGGCTAAGTATGGACAATATATTTGGTTCAAAAGTTGGTGTTCAAGGGGAATTAGATTACATTATAGGAATAGGCAAAAACACATCAGACATTTCCAAAGAAAACTGGAGATATTTATCTTTTCCTAAGAATAAGCTAACAGGAAATAATAATGCAAGAGTAATATTAAGGCTTGACAAAATGAAAAGTAAGTATTATACTATATAGCAGGAGGTTATTATGGAAAATTTAAGAGATGGAGTGATAGTTCTTTTTTTTAAAGATATGCACTCAGAAAATCCAATAACTTACACAGGAAAGATTGTGGAAAAGGATAAAAAGCTATATATTTATCCTCATGCAAATATAAAAAACTTTGAGAATGACCTATCGAAATGGACACCAGTGAGTTTTGGAATGTATACAGTGTCTACTAAGGACGAGAATGAGGGTGTAATAGAATGGTATGGGTTTGAGATTGTGTGTAATAATTCGGAGCACATTCCGATATTATTAGGTAGTATAGCTCTATCCTTTTATTGGGGGACGAACCTGATAGATGCGGTGGTTTATTTCAGACAGGACACATACAAAACCGTTGCTATACAGATAACAAGAATAAACAAAGATGCAAACATACCATTTCATGTTAAAGTCATGGTGGAAGATATGCTTGTGCAATATTATTCTGAGGAAATAACAAAAGAAATCAAAAATAAATTAGGAGATTAGTATGAAAGTGCCAAAACAACACCGTGACTATTATACAGAGCAAATGGTAGTTACAGATATAGACGGATGGGATTTTCTTGTTCAATTTGATGTAGAGGATGAGGTTGTTGGAACATCCACATTAAGGGGAGTGCTGTTTGAAAGACATGTAAATATCAAGTATTTTGAAATACTTGAGATGAAAAGAAACAGCAAGAAATGGTTTAAAGTAAACACACCTTTTCGGGAAAAAATTGCTGTTTGTTTTAAAAGAAAATATAGCGATGATATATTAGAACAATTGTATAGTAATGTAGAATAAGAGGTGAGATATGAGATACATTGTAATTGATGTTGAAACTGATGGATTAGACCCAAGAAAAGATGCACTTGTGTCTGTGGGGTTAGTTTCACAAAACAAAAGTGTCTTTTTACCAATATACCACCTTCAATCAAATGAATTACCTAAGGAAAATATAAATAAACTTCAAAATATAATCTCTAAAGTTGATTTGATTGTAGGACATAATATAAAATTTGATTTGCAGTTTTTACTTAAACATAATATTGATTTTGTAAATCAAAATGTATGGGATACGGGAATCGCAGAGTTTATAATCTCTGCACAAAGGGCTAAACGTATTTCATTAAAGGATTTAGCTATTAAATATTCGGATTTGAGAAAGCTTAATTTAGATGTTAAAAACGTAAAGGCAAGTGAATACGATATTAAATGTTTAGAAGAATACAACATTATAGATTGTAAAGTAACACAAGATGTTTTTATTAGACAGTGGGAAATAGCTAAAAAACTAAACCTGACAAATCTTATAATTATCTGCTCTAATTTCTCAAAAACACTATCTGATATAGAATTTAATGGTGCAAAAATAGATACAGAATATTTAGACTTAATGCATAACAACTTAGAAAAAGAAATCAATGAAATTGAAAATAGATTAAAAGAAATATCAGGATATGATTGGATAAACTTTAACAGTTCAGAACAATTATCCGCTGTTCTCTTTGGAGGAACTATAGAGGTTGATGGATATAGTTTATCTTATCACACATTGAAATCAGGAGCACTTAAAGTAAGAAAGAAAAAAGCTAAAATCCCTGTAGTATTAGAAGGGTTAGGATTTAGCACTTCATGCTCTGAAAAGACAAAGAACGGATACTGGAGTGTTTCTGATAGTGTAGTCAAACAACTAAGGGGCAGAAGTAAAAAACAAAAAGAATTTATTAATGAGTATATAAAGTGGAGAAAATTGCAAACCATATTAGAAAAGTATACAAGCAAATATAAGAATGAAATAGATGATGGATTTGTATATCCATCATTCAATCAGACATACACATCCACAGGAAGACTTTCCTGTGCTAAACCTAACATACAGCAAATACCAAGACCTGATGAAAGTATTGATGGATACAATATTAAGGATTTGTTTGTAAGTAGATTTGAAAACGGTGTGATTTTAGATGTAGATTTCTCACAATTGGAATGGAGAGTCTGTGCCTTTTTATGCCAAGATGAAAATATGATAAAAGAAATAGTTGAGGGAATTGATGCACATAAACAGAATGCAAGTATAGCATTCAATATACCAATTGATTCTGTAACTAAACAGCACAGACAGATAGCAAAAATGGTATCATTTGGATTAATCTATGGGCAGACAGCGTATGGATTAGCACAAAGACCAGATATCCCTATAGATACACCTGAAGATGCTCAAAAGGTAATAGATACCGTGTATGACAAATACAGAAAACTGAAAGAATGGCACGATAAATTATACATAGATGCATTAAATAAAAAGAAAATAATATCGCCATCAGGACGAAGATTTGTGTTTGAGGATGCAAGCAATCAACTTACACAAATCAAAAACTATCCTGTGCAATCATTAGCAACGGCTGATATAGTTCCATTGATTTTATATTTAGCTTGGAAAGAGATTAAAAACAAAAAACTAAAAGCAGTTCCGTTTAATACAGTTCACGATTGTATCGTTTATGATTGTGCTGATATAGATACTGCAAAGCAAGTTGCAAGTATAATTCAGTCATATATAAGAAATTCTGGTAAATATTTAAAAGAATATTTAAACATAGATTTTAATATCCCATTAGATAGTGAAGCTGAAATAGGAAAATGCTGGGGAAAATTAGAAGCATTACATTAAATAAAAAAACTTGTTGACAAAATAACTATATAATGGTATAATATTATATACCAAAAAAGGAGGACACTGTGTTTGTAAAAGGTATTTTAAAAAGTGTAAGCAAAAAACAGGGAAACACCAACGGAAGAAACTGGGTGATGTATTCTTACCAACTTGATAATGGTAAGTCTTACACATCTTTTAAAAATTTCAATGTAAATCCAGGAGACAGTATTGAGATATGCCTTGAGAATAAAAATGGAAACTGGCAAGTTAGCGATATCAAAGCTGTAGAGGCGGCAACAGTGGCAGTAGCAGCGCCGCATCAACAGCAACAAACAAAACCAGCACAAAACTCACAATACAATCCTGAGAGAGAACTTGGAATTATCAGACAATCCAGTATTAAAGCGGCTATTGAGATAGTTGCAAATAACCTTGATGTCAATAAGGTTATAATGATAGCAGATTTGTTAGTTGAATACTGTCAGTCAGGCAATACTGAACAACTACAGGAAAAATTAAGTGAAATTCTTGTAAATGAACTTGAATATAACAAAGGGCTTGAGTGCGGGATTTAAAGAACCCTGATGTAATTGAGGAAAGGTTAAAAGAGCTTCTGAATAAATCAGATAGCTACTTTACCTTTCTGAATTACATTAACTTATCAGGTGATGTATCTCAAATGACAAAGTTAATTTTGAAATTGAGATACACAAGTTTTAAAGAATACTATATAAAAAACAAGGGGATAAAATGATAAAAGAAAAAATATATGAAATGCTGGGAATAGACGAAGACTTACCAATGCCTGAAGATATATTTAATCAATTCTCTAATTCAATTCTTTATGGTCTTCAGAGACAAGTGTTTGCCAAAAGGAAAGACGATGGTGGATTAAGATTATCACAAATAGGCAAGTGTTTGAGACAGCAATATTTTATGGCAAAGAAATATCCTGCAGAAAAGCTTCAACCGAGAGCAAAAATGACATTTCTGTTTGGGGATATTGTGGAAGCTATTGTTGTTGCTCTTATTAAATCATCAGGAATTAATTTACATAGTGAACAAAAGGAGGTGTGTTTAGATGAAATTAAAGGGCATATAGATGGAATAATTACAATCAACAATAAAGACTACTTGTTTGAGTGTAAGTCAATGTCAGATGGTAATTTTAAGAAGTTAGAGGCAGTCGGATTAAGTGATGACTTCGGATACTTATCTCAAACAAATAGTTATATGCATTGTTTAAACATTGATAAATGCTTACTTATAGCGGTAAATAAGAATACAGGACATATTGCTGAAGTAGAAATAAACAAGAGTGAAGAGATTGTTTCAAGAATTAAAAATGATATTAATATTTTAAAGAAAAGTTTAAAGAATAATAAATTACCACCAAGAAAATATGAACCTGTTTTGGAAAAAAGCAAAGGGGGACATACTGGAAGGATGATTCTTCCAATACCTTGTTCCTACTGTGCTTATAAAAATTTTTGTTGGGAAAATTTACAACAAGATTTTAATAATAATAAACCTATATGGATAGTAAAGGAGGATTAAAATGACAGAAATAATTTTAAAAACAAATGAAGAAGGTGTTAAGAATACTATATCTATATCTATGGAAAAAGATACAATGACCTGGATAGAGTTGATGTCAAGGTTTGTAGACCTATTGAATGCTTCTGGATATGTAATAGATAAAAGCAGAATAGAAATTCAGGACAAAGCTGGTGAAACTTTCACTTTAGATGAGGTGTAAAATGAAAGTGTTATTAGCAAACTACACACCTCTATCAGTGTTAGTCATAGCAACAAGAATGTATATTGCTTTACCTGAAAGCCATCAGTTCATTTTTTCTGATGTAGTAGAAAAGAATTAAATTGAAAAGAAAAATGTTATAGTAAAAACATTAGATTAGGAGGATATATGTGTGTTTGTCAAAATAAAATAGATGTAAAAGTAAAACTGTTATCAAACAGTGCTATTATTCCAGAATATCAAACAAAGGGAAGTGTAGGATTTGACCTACACTCCACTCGTGATTTCATAATATATCCCAATGAAACAGTTTTAGTTCCTACAGGTATATCAGTTTCAATACCTGATGGGTATGAAATACAAATTAGACCAAGAAGTGGTTTAGCTGTTAAACACGGGATAACAGTATTAAATGCACCAGGAACAATAGACTCTGACTATAGAGGTGAGATTAAAGTCGCATTGATTAATTTAGGTTCCAGAGATGTATCCTTTAAATTAGGTGATAGAATTGCACAAGCTGTAATTGCACCTGTTGTAAAAGGAAATTTTACACAGGTTGACACTTTAGATGAAACAGAAAGGGGCTCATGTGGTTTTGGCTCAACGGGGATGTAAAATGTGTAATAGAGATGTCATATCACTCTGTGAGTTAGTGTTTCAAACTCCAGAGAATTTAATTGAAAAAATGCATCTAACTATGGAAGAAGTAGTTGAATTGCTCTGGGAAAAATACAGAGATGATATACTGGATATTCTGGCAGAAGTAAACGAAGATTTGTCAAGGAATATTCAGGAGTCTTTAGATGATTACAACTAACAGAAGGAGAGGCAAATTTCACCAGAAGAAAGTAGCTGAAGAGCTTAATGGTATTGACATGGGTATTTTAGGCGGTGAGGATGTTATCACCAATGAATTCTCTATTGAGTGTAAATCTGTTATGAAATTTGTAGGTGAAAAGTGGTATGCTCAATGTGTTAAAAACAATAAGAGAAAGAAAATACCTATTGTTGTAATTCACATTAAGAATAAAAGCTATGATAATGACTTTGTATTAATAAGGTTGGCAGATTTTAAAAATATTGTAGAGGAAAAAAAAAATGAAAACTGATACATTTACCTCAGAAACAATTGTTGTAAATTTAGGCGATGTGCATTTAGGCAGCAATATGAGCAGTATCAGTGGTGTTAAAAAAGTAATAGATTTTATTAAAAAAACAGACAATGCTGTATGGTTGTCTACTGGGGATATTTTAGATATAAATTTAAAAAACAGTAAAACATTTGACTATGAAAGTATGTCTATCGATAAAGAAATAGAGATGTTTGCTGATATGTTTCAGCCAATTGCTAAAAAATGTCTTGGAGTTGTTGGATCTAACCACCACTATAGGGTGGCAAAAGAAATTGGATTAGACATTGACAGAGTTTTGTGCAAAATATTATCATTACCTTTTTTAGGGCATACTGGGTTTTTAAGAATAATAGTTAATGGATGTAGTTATTTTGTGTGCCTGCATCACACTTTTGGTTTTGGCAGAACACGAGGGGCTAAGGCAAATGCAGCTGAGAAACTATCTGATGTGTTCAGGGGATATGATTTATATTTAACAGGACATTCCCATTGTTTCCAGCATCTTGTTGATGTTAATGTTATTTTAGACAGAAAGCACTATAGAAATATGCATGTATCTGCTCACACAGTTACAACTGGACATTTTTTAAACTATGATGGCAGTTATGCAGAAAGGGCACTTTTACCACCTGCGCCAAAAGGGAGTGCGATAGCTGTGTTAAATAAGCACAAAGAAATTAAAATTGATTTTTTAGAAGTATAAGGGGGTGAAAATGTTTGTAGATGTTTCTGATACATTCTCTGTAAATCTTAATAATGTATTTAGCATAGAAATAGCAGAGCAAATGATAGGAAGTAAAAAATACTCACTAATATTCACTTCTAATACAGGACATAAATACGCATATGGAAATTTAACAAAACAACAGGCAAGAGAGCTTAAAGATAATTTAGTTCAATCTTACAATGCTATTTTCTTACCACCACAAGAAATAGTATTAAATGATGTAGATAGTCTTTTCTACAATGTTTCTGATAGAAAAATAGAAGGAAACCGTTAGGGGGATATTATGTATAAACCTGAAATAGTAAAAAAGACTTATCAAGATTTTATATTTTACAGAACATATTCCAGATGGAATTGGAATTTATCAAGAAGGGAAACCTGGGATGAAACAATAAACAGATACAGAGACTTCTGGCTTCCAAGAATACCTGAAAGACTTAAAGATGACTTTCTCATAGCTGTAGAAATGATTAGAGAAAAAGAAATTATGCCATCAATGAGATTGCTATGGACTGCAGGTGTTGCTGTATCAGAGGATAATATTTGTGCATATAATTGCTCATATAGAGCAATAGATGATATAAAATCATTTGCTGAAATTTTGTATATCTTAATGAATGGAACAGGGGTAGGTGTGTCAGTAGAAAGACAGTTTATAAATAAACTTCCTGATGTTCCCGCTGTTTTAGACAATAAAGAAATAACTATAGTATTTAAAGATAGTAAGTTAGGTTGGGCTGAAGGGTTATACCATTTTATGAAATATCTATATGATGGTATAATACCATTGTATGATGTTTCAAAAATAAGACCAAGAGGTGCTATATTAAAAACATTTGGAGGAAGAGCTTCTGGTGCAAAACCTTTGATAGATTTATTAGAGTTTATTAAACAAGTATTTATACACGCTAAAGGAAGAAAGCTTACATCAGAGGAATGTGCTGATATTGTATGTAAAATAGCTGATATAGTTGTAGTTGGTGGTGTTAGAAGAAGTGCCCTTATTGTAGGTTCCAATGTCTCTGATACAAGAATGAGAAACTATAAACAAGGTGAGTATTGGCTTACTAAACCGCATAGAGCAATGGCAAACATTTCTGCAGTGTATACAGAAAAGCCCGATATATATGTATTTACTGAAGAATGGACTGCTTTGATGAAATCACAATCAGGCGAAAGGGGAATAATAAATAGAGAGGGATTTCAAAAGAAAGCTAAAGAATTGGGAAGAGATGAAACATATCCTTATTTTTGCAATCCTTGTGCAGAAATAATATTAAAATCAAAAGAGTTTTGTAATTTATCAGAGGTTGTTTGTAGTCCTGATGATAATTATCAACGTATTTTGACAAAAGTCAAATACGCTACATTGTTAGGAACATTACAGGCAACATTAGATGATTTCAAGTTTTTAGGAAAAGAGTGGAAAAACAATGTTCAAGAGGAAAGACTTTTAGGTGTATCATTAACTGGTATTTGCGATAGCCGTTTTATGTTTAATATAAACGAAGAATTATTAAATGGAATTAAAGCTAACGCTAAATATTGGAATAGTGTATATGCTTCTATTCTTGGAATTAACAAAGCTAAAGCTATAACTTGTGTTAAACCTTCAGGAACGGTATCACAATTAGTTCTGTCAAGTTCTGGAATACATCCTGCCTATTCAAAATATTGTATCAGAAGAGTTAGAGTATCAACAACTGACCCTATGTGTAAGTTCTTAATGGATGCAGGGGTTCCTAACTCACCTGAGGTTGGACAATCAGAACACGATTGCACTACAAGAGTATTTGAGTTTCCAATACACCACGAGAGTGCTGTATATAGAAAAGATATGAATGCTATAGAGCAATTAGAGTTCTGGAAAAGATTTAAAGAACATTACACTGACCATAATCCATCTGTAACTATTTATGTTAAAGAAGATGAATGGTTAGAAGTAGGTGCTTGGGTATATAAGAATTGGGATGTTATTGGTGGTTTGTCTTTCTTACCTTATGATGGGGGCGTTTATCCATTAGCGCCTTATGAGGAGATAGATGAAAGAACATACAATAAGTTGGTAGAAAGCTTTCCTAACAATATAGATTTTTCAAAATTAACTGAATATGAAAAAGAAGACTACACAGAAGGTGCAAAAGAGTATGCTTGTGTCGGTGGTTCTTGTGAAATTAATTAAAAGGAGATGTTTATGGTAAGTGTTTACAGAATATCTTCAACAGGAGCTTCTTGGTATTTATTCAAAACAAAAGATATAGAAAAAGCTATTAAAAGAGCTTTTGAATATATTGACAAAGAGAGTTTATCTGGTGGATTTGAATTTCGTTTTGATAAAGACAGTTGGATAATGGTAAAAGATAGAGCAGATTTTATTGAGTTTAGAAAAACAATTTTTAATTTCATGTAAGGAGGCATATATATGTACGATAATGTAAAGAAACCATATCATTATAATTGGTTAAGAAAAGAGGTTATAGATATTATAAGAGACTGTTTAACTGAGGAGGAATTTAGTGGATTTTTAAAAGGGAATGTTATTAAATACTCTTTGAGAGCTGGGATTAAAGATTATTCTAAGTTAAAAGAAGATTTAGATAAAAGAAACGTATATCTCGAATGGCTATTAGAGCATAGTAAAAAAGAACATGAACACCCAGAGGACTGTATGTGTCCAGAGTGTAGATAAGATATTAAGGAGGGGGAACCACCGCCACCCCCTTTTTTTAATTACCAAATAAAGAATTTATCGCTTGTCTTCTTCTTTTAGCTTCTTCTTTTATATATTTCTTTGAATTTATATATCTTTCTTTTAAGTCTCTCTTATCCTCATCACTAAAGTTTTTTGACATAGCCATATTTCGCTTTGCTCTTATTTTATCTTTTGTCAAATCCATTTCCATTGCTTTTATTGCAGCTAAAGTTTCTGTTTTTACTTTTTTCCTTGTTATTTCCTCAACAGGAATACCAAACCATTGCAGTATTACAAAAGGACTTATTTCTTCCCCATACTTATTTTTGCGACCAGAAAGTAATTTATATGTATTTGCTGCAGCACCAGTCTCTGGTCTTAATGAGGATGGTATCATCATTTTAGCTGCATGTGCTAAAAGTTTTGGAACAATATTTTCTCCAGGCATAGCATCGGCAGTCAAGTCTCTTCCTGTGAATGGGTCTCTGTGTGTTAGCAAGATAGTCGTAGCATTCATAATAGGCATGTTGGCAAATCCCAGAGTTCTAACAGCATCTTTAAATTCACCTGTAGCTATATTTTTTGTAGTGTTAACAAACACAGATTGAGGTAAAAATACACCAATATCAACACCATAGTATTTGTTTTCTTTTCTATCTTTACCATAAACTGTTGTTCCCAGTATACCAGTGCTATCTTTTTTATAATCAGCTGCCAATGTATGCATTGCATCTGTGTCTATGTTATTAAAAAAGTTCAATAGACTTATAAAAGCATACCACTTAAATAGCCTTACAGGATTTTGTATAAAAGTTTCCACTGTTTTTTCTAACGATTTAGCTGTAAATGATGCAAAAGGAGCGGCAATAGAGCTTACTGGATTACTTCTAAAGTGCTCTACAAACCTACTTACATCAGAATAATCAAATAAATTTTGAGCGGCAATAGCAGCTGCCTCATCGGCTGTTCTTCCCAGTTTAATTTCCCTATAGTATCTCAGCAACTTGAACACAGCATCTTCCATCTGATATGCTTTCACAAAGGCATCATCTACTGCTTTTATTGGCTTTAGTATTGTAAATATTTTTTCAATAGAGTTTTCTGCTGCATTTGCTTTTAATAGTTTTTGCTTTAAAGATGTAAGTTCTGAATAAGCAAATGTGGATGAAATTAGACCTCTTCTTTTGGCTTGTATCCATAGTTTTTTTAAGTCAGAAGGATTAGATACAAGTTCAACAGCATCTTTTATTTGTTCTGATACTGTATATCCATCTAAATCATTTATAAATACGTTTGTTACTGTGTTTCTAAAGTGTGTCGGAATATTCCATACTGTTTGTGCTTTTTTAAATAACTTAGTTATTTCCTCAGCTGCTGTTCCTAAATTCTTTATAAAAGCATCTGGATTTAGTTCAAGCGTATATACGGATTTAAGCATGTCATACGCTTCGTTTGTTACATACATTCCATTAAGTCTTCCAAAAACTTTACCCTCAATCTTTCTGTAGCTGTCTGAGCGCAAATTCTCTAAATCAATTCCTCTGTCTAAAAGCATTTCGTGGTGGCTGTCTAATATTTGTGTTATATTTTCTATTTCACTATCAATAACTTCAGTAGAGTGGTTTAGTCTTTCCAGAGCAACCTTTCTTTCCAACAGCTCGTCTAATTCTTGTTTGAGTGCAAACACACTCATAGTTTTGCCTTTATATTCAACTAAGCTCTCAGGCAAAGTTAAATTAGGATTTTTAGAAATAGCATCTAAGAAATCATAGTTTATTTTATTTAGCATTGCTTTACGCAGAGTGATAACAGCAAGATAATCTGCTTGTTTAATTTCACCTAAATACTCTCTCATGTATTTAGAGATACTGCCCTGCTCTAATTCTTTTAGTTTTTTAATATCCTCTCTTAGTGCCCTTGTATCTATATTTTTTATTGTGTCCCCAAAATAGCTCTTTGCTGAATTTATAAGTTCCAAAGTAGTTTGTGTTTCTTCGGTAACATCTTTTCTTTGCAAATAATCTATAGCAAAGTCTTTAAACTCTGGAACTTTAAATATGATTTCATTGTTATTTATTTTTTTAATTACATTTTCTATATCCTCTTTTCTGTGTTTAAATAGTTCCAGTTTCTTAGATTGAGTTCCTGAGAGAGTTAGTATGTTGTTTTTTTCTTTTAATATATGTGCTAAATAAACTCTCTGTAAGTAGCCATTTCTTAGACTTGCAACATCAGCCTCTTTTATAATCTTATTTTTTATCGCAAAATCAAGTGCAGAGTTTATAGCTCTTTTTACTGCAGCAAAGTCTTTTAATAATGACTTGTCAAACTCTGTTAACTCAAGGTTTGGAAAGTGTTTATTGAAGTATTCAAAGACACCCTTATAAGATGCATGAGCTGATTGGTCTGTCCAATAGTCATACGCAAACTTTAAATGCTCATCTGTGGCTTTTGAGAATTTTCCTATTAATTTCTGTAAAATCTCGTCAGCAGTGTTTAACATTCCTTGTCTATTTAAATGTGCGGTGTAAATATCTGGCTGTCCCAGAGCTTTTATAGGTGACACACCTTTTGATATTGTTTTTGTGATGCTAAATTTTTCATCAAGCCACTGTAGCGGTTTAAACATTTTATCGGAATATCTACTTGCCAAAAAAGATACACCTGCAAATGAAAGACCTGTCTTTAAAGCTATTTCTGGGTCATATACCCAGTTTCCATTTTCATCTTTTTTAAATCCATTAGCAAGCCCTAATGAAAATGAGGTTAGGGCGTTCTTTACAGGCTGAGGAAGTTCTGACAGTTTATGTATTGGAACACCAGAGTAAAATGTAGTGCCAAAATCAGAACCTTTTTTAGTGTCTGTTTTTGTTGTAGAGTCTAATTGTGTTGTTTGTAACTCTGGAGTAAGTTCCTTTAGGTTAGGTGTGTCTAATATTGATTTTATTTCTTTTATTTCATCAATAACAGGCGGCTTTATAATACCAAGTTCTTGCGCTTTTGTTTTAAATGCACCAGTTATTTCATCCACATTATACAGTGCATTTGGTGTTTCTTGTATTTTCGTTTGGGACAATTTTATGTCAATGTCGTTTAATTTATCTTCAAGTGAAATGCCCATATCGACTAACTTTGGCTTTATATCTTCGATAGAAATTCCAGCCTTTTCTAAATCGCTGACAAGAGAAAGCAATTTGTTTTGCTTGGTAATATCCTCAGGCATTTCTATCTTATACGGAATTGCTTTTATGTCAGGATTGATTCCTAACTTCTGAAAAGTAATATCAAGATTATTTGATATTTTCTCTATATCTTTATCATCCACTTGTGTCAGAACTTTGTCTATATATTCATCAAGCTTATTAAATGCAGTTTCAACAGGGGCTTTTCCCTCTTCTAATGTTTTCTGTAAAACTGTACCCTCGTCAATAAGTTTCTGAACAGCTTTTCCTTTCTTACCAACAAGTGCACCTAACACAGCCTGCATTGTGCCTGAAACAGCACCAGACATTGCTGTGTTTCTTGCAATATCTTTGTCGCCATCTGCGTAATTATACAAAGCAGAACTGCCAACACCGTAAGCAGCACCCTTTGCCGCATTTAAAACAAAATTCTTTATTATATTATATTTAGTCACAAATCCAACAGGAATGTAATTGACAGGGTCTAATAATATAGAGCCTGCTATTTCTGCAGCTGTTGCGCCTTTTTCTTCTGGATTATAGCCAAAAGCAGATGCCATGTCACGATAAAAAGCATCTATTTCATCTTGTGACATTGCTCCCACAGCTTTATCTATTGCAACAGGTATGGTTGTTAAAGCCTTTGCCCCACCATATAAAAATCCTTTCGCTGCGTTTTTCCAGTTTATAGGTTTGCTTTTTTCCATAGACGTTAAAATATCGTTGGTGTCAGAGACAGAAACAGTATCTTTCCTTGTTGTTTACTTTGCTCTTTACTTCTATATGCATTTACATCAGAAAATGAGGACGAATTAGGTATAATTTGCTTTATAACTTGCTCACGTTCAGAAGGACTTAAAGCTTTAAAGTCATCAGATGTATTTATCAGTGCGTTATATAGCTCTTTTGGATTTGTGGACAGCTTATTGACTACTTGTATTTTTTCTGTGTCAGAAAGCTCTCTAAAATCCATTGATGTAGCATTTAATACTTCATATAGAGTAGGCATATTACCTTCCTTTATTGTTTTTTAGTAAATCTCTAAAGTAGTTTCTTTCATTGTTTGTTCCTTTATTGTTTAATAGTGTGTTTATGTCTACGCCAACATTGCTTAAAAATTTATCTGTAATTGGGTCATACTGATACGCTTTATTGTTTACTTTTTTATAATACTTACCATTTATATATACTCTTTCGAATTCGTTCCACGTTTTTTGTGGGTCTATGTTACTGCCGTATTTAATATAAGCTGCTTGCTCTCTGCTTATTTCTTGTTTTGCTTTTGCTAACTCCACTTCGTCCATTTCTCCGAGTAGCTGTTTTGTACGCAGCTCTACAAGATGTCTCTGTGTGTCATATATACGTTTTTTTATGTCTTGAAAATCTTTTTCTTTAGATTTATCCGAGCCAGAAGAGCCTTTGCCATTAATGTTTTGTTTTTGCAATTCTTTACCAGCATTGAATGTACGAAATTCATACTCTCCTGTATTTTCATTAAAAACACTTACAACAATAATATGATTTCCGTTGTTATCTGTAAAATTACCAATATGATTAAGTTTATAGTTGTCTTTTGGTTTTGCCATTAATTCTTTTAACTCCTTTGCTTCTTCAAGTAGCCCACGAGATATAAGGTCGTTAACTGCTTCCTGGTATGTATATGTTTTTTGCTTCACAGCACTGCCTGCAGCTAACTCAGCACCAAGATTGTTTGTGTCTTCTGACTGCAATTTTTTTAAGTAACCAGGAGTGTTTGCCTCTTCCTCAGGCATCCCTATCGGAAACCTTTCACCTAACCTACTTAAGATTGTCTCGAGTTGCTCTTTTTTCTCAGCTTCTTTTCGTTGCGCTTCATACTGTGCTTGTTTTATTTTGGTATCATATTCTGCTACTTGCTTGTCGTGTTCAAATTTATCTTTGGACAGCTGAAACAGCTTCTCTTTGTTTTCCTTTTCATTTTGCATTTGTTGATACATCATATACATTTTCATTGCGTCCATAGCTCCCTGAACAAATCCTTGTAATCCTGCTCCTAATCCTGCTTTATCCATATTTACCTCCTATGTAATTTTTTGTGTAGCATTAATTATATTTAAAGCTGTCTCAGGGTCTATTAGTTTCCTTGCCATAGTTGCAAATCCATTTCTATAATCAGGGTCATATTTAGCCCTCAATGCCACTTCTCTTGCATCTACTACTGTTTCTATTTGTCTTATCCCTGATTTGGGGGATTTCATTGTAGCAGTGCTTTCCCCAAAACTGCCCCCATAGTTATGTGTTAAATCAAACTGCCTTGCTTGTTCATCTGCAGCATATTTTTGTGCCTCTGCTTGTGCTTTTCCACTTAAATAACTACCTACTCCTGTTAAAGTCCCTGCTCCAAGCATTGCAGTAGGCATCGGGTTATTGATAATCCAAGATCCTATTCCAGAACCAACAGCTGGGTTTGCAGCAGCCGCAGATGTTGCCCAGTTGCCACTAAAAGCAGGTACACCAGAATAAGCAGATGTCCAATAAGGGGAGCTTTGTGCTCCAGCCTGTAAAGCATTAATTGCACCTGCCTCTGAATAAGGAACTATAGCTCCAGGTGCGGCAGTTACTCCAGGTGTAGGGGTCAATGAGCTGCCTAAAGTAGCTTTTTCAGCAGTAGTTGCACCACTTAATGCCTGTGCTCCAAAATAAGCAGCTGCCGCTAACAAAGCAGCATTAGCTATTTGCCCTGTAGTTGTATTATCATTCCAGGGGGTTAGCTTGTTTATACCAAATAGCCCTTCTGTTTTATCATTCCAGGGGGTTATTTTTGATACAACAGATGATATTGAT